GTGATAGTATAGTCTGGTTGAAAGTAAGGAAGAATTTGTTCTACAATTTGTAGTGCATCATCTGATTGTTTTGCCAAAATATATAATACAACATCCAAGTTGTAAGGCACTGGCATAAACTGGGTATCAAGTGATCTTGTTTTATTTCCTGTATTGACTTTTTTAAATTTTTGTACTCGGTTTAATTTTCTGGTAGAATCATAGGAAAGGTTTTGAATTTCAAAACCAATTCGAGGTAAAGTTACAGCTACCTTACTTGATAAGTCAGCATCCGACCTAAGACGAACTAAAAATTTTTCTCTTGGGCCATAAGCAAGAGGAACTTTCATGGATTGAGTAATATTGCCAGAACTATCCTTACGAACCAATTGAATATTATTAAATGTCGTTCCAAACGCTACGATTATCTTTCGTATTGTTTCGTGATAAAATTGCTGCCCTAACATTATGAACTACTCCCTACGTCACCAAATGGATTTCTTTCTGAGAAATCTAACACAGAATCATCAGCGTCATCAAACAACTCATTTTGTGCTGAAGTATCCACATTACCATCATCAGCTGTGCTTCCATCACCTAATATATAGTCTTCCTGTAATAAGAATTCTTCTGTCTCTGAAAGAAGAACACCGGCAGATGTTGTCATATCACTTGTTTCTAGTGCGACTATTTCGTCACCATCTGTATCTTCAGCATTTTCATATACAATTCTACCAATTTCATTCTCTAAGAATAACGCATCAATTGAAGCAGAATCTTGTTCCATTGTAAATTGTAATGCAAGAGTATCAGTTGATAACCCATCTTCAATCGCATCAATCGCAGAAATGTCTGTATCCAATACTTCAGAACTATAATCAAAGAGGCGACAACGCATCTTGTAAACTGGATTATTATCTAACTGAAAATATGGCTCATCATGGTCTACAAAATTAATTTGGAATAACTTTGATAGAATTGGATGAAAAATTAAATCTCCCTCTAATGGTCTATCAGAATCAGTTGCTGTTGCTTCTGAAATGATATATCCACTCTCGAACGATGCTGAAGCTTCAACTGTTGCACTATCTAGAGTTCCATCTTCCAATAAGATAGAACCACTAAGTGTATCAGTTCCAGATTCTATGGTAACCTGTTTAGTCAACTCTTGAAATCTAGTTTTAGCAACAACGAATGTTGCTTCACTTAAATTCTGCAAACCAAATTGACTCATCATTTCTTTTTCACCACCAAAGCCACCTTCACTATTCTCCATATACATTTCAATTTTTGCTTGAGTGGTGAACTTAGCTAAACTGTCTGTACCAAGAATTTTATCTTCATTAACAAGAGTTCTATCGAGATAATGAACATCGTGCCCATGAATCTGTATTGCTTCAATAACCAAATCTCTATAAAGATTCTGTTCTGCGGCAATCGCTGAAACATTGCTTGTGTGAAACGCTGAATTAACTGCCATGAGTTATCCTATCTGATACATGGGCGGTAATTCAAAAGCTAGTTGTATTTGTTCTTCTAATCTTAAAATTTCCTCTTGAGCTTGACTGTATAAAGTTTCTCCATTCATTGTTACACCACCTAACATAGTAACGCCATTAAATTTACTAAGGTTTGCTCCCCACTGTCTTTTCAACAGTGCTGTTGCATATCTTTTTAAATAAATATCGTCAAATATATCTGTATATGTAGTGGGATCAAGTTTTCTAAAACATTCTATTAGGATAAAATCTTCATCAGCTGTTACATCGTGTGCCCAATCCATATCAATATATAAACGATTTTGATGTTGATTAAATCTTATAGGTGTTTCTCCAACTAAAATATGCTCCAGAAAATCTAAGTGTTTCATTGTCATATCATAATGGAGTATTGACTGCGAAGAAAAATCGTATAAATCGTTTAGTCGTAATTGATAACGAACATCAAACATATTTGATGTCGAACCTTCATTGAAAGGAAAAACTTGAATAACAGAGACTACTGAGTCTGGAACAGGAATCCAATTATTACCTTCTAACCAATCAGCAGTTACAGTGCTATCAATTTTATCTGTAGCAGTTGCGGTGTCATTTGCTCTTGCTCTTGTAACTTCAGCAGTTGTAATCAAATGCTTTAGATACATTTTCTCAACACCATCATAGTGATATTGAGAAAAATATTGTAATGCTTCATCTATACGATCATCTGCTTGATCATCAGACACATTAATATCAATAACACCAAATCCAAGATTTCTTAGACAGTATGATTTGAATGTAGCTTTTGTCGTTGGTATAGCCATTACTTGTCTACCAATTGTTGCAAGAGACTTTTGATTTCATGTATCTCTGATTTTAAAGTATTTATCTCTCTGGTTGCGTTCCTAATTGTGTCTCGTTGTTCTTCTTCTTCTCGTTGTTTTTCTTTGACATTCTCTGCACGTCTTACTGCTTTTTCATATGCGCTTCTATTTCGATTTATAACAACGCCGGGAACATTAGAGTCTTTAGCTAAATCTGGTTCGCCTTCGACACGTTCGTAATTATCCATTACAATGCCAATGCTAATGCTCTAAAGTCACTAAGTCTTGGTATAGCAGATTGATTAGTGCTTTGCATAACAATTTTAATTGAGAATGAAATAAACTCTGGTAAAGGATCGCCAATACCATCATCAGTCACACCAGCACTATATACATATTCTTGAAAATCCTTAACCCCCAAAGAGGAATTGACAGGCACATCTGATGTTCCAGTAATATTAAAGAATGTGTAAGGTAAATCATCAAAATCTAGAGAATCTTCACTTGACAAAATTTTAAACATTACTTTAATAGTAGCATCAGATGGTCTATTTGCAGCAAGCAATACTTTTAATGCAGTTGCAGGGTTTTCTAATATAACTTTTTTAGTTATATAAATCGCACTATTATTATCCCCTTCGGGTTCTGTTGAAGCAATAAAAGTAAGATTTGATGCAAGATCAGAAGAACTATCAATTTTATTAATTCTGTTCGCTACAGAAATCCAAGATGACCTTTGTAAGTCGATTGCTGGGCTTAAATTTGCTCTTATTGATTCTAGATTAATTCTTGTTAAGTATGATTTAAGTCCACCCATTTCGTTTGTTTCATTAATTTGTGAAGCAATCATTTGAGTAGTATCAAAATCATAATTGTCATTTAAAGGAACTTTTCTTTCATTGACTGCTGTTGTTCTACTAAATGATGTTTCATTACCAGAAACACTTGTTGCAGATGTCGTTCTCACAAAACTAGTTATCTTTGTGTTTTCTAAATTCAAATGACTTATTTGAAGAACACCAGTGTTATTGATATGATTTTCTGTAGCAGTAACAACTGTACCACCATTCTCAGAAGATGATCCCGAACCGCCATCAAATACTGGACTACTAGTAAGAGTTATACTATATGAATCAATATCAATATTAGCAATTGAAGTGTGAGTATTAATTATTTCTATAAACGGAACTTGGTGTAATTGATATAATTCTACAACTGAACCAGCAGCATGTGCCACCGCAGTTGTATTATCTTGTGCCCTAGTTAAAGCAGAAACTGCCGTAGATGTAATACCTGTGAAAAACATAATTTCATCATTAATCTTAATGTACCAACGAGAAGTAGAATCTGCTGTTCCTGCAAATTTTCCAGCGGTATTACCAAAATTTGTACCGCTAACTAATGTTAAGGTAGTAGCAACATCAGTTATTCCAGTGCTTAAAGTTGTCTCTAAACCAGATTTAACTCCAGCAATAATAACATTATTTGAAGTGGTATGCATACCATGGTCTTTATGTCTTACTTTTAAAGCAGTATCTCCATGAGAAAATGTTAGAGGATTAGTCAACAAAGTTTTACTTGGCAAAGCACTATTGGTGAGAGTTAAATTTCCCAAACCAGTATCATCAGCAAGATTTTTTACACTAGAGGTTCTTCCGACCGTAAATAAAGCGGCTCTAATCGTTATTTTCATATCCTCCATTGGAGATATTGCCCATGCCCGATCATTGCTAGATTTAAATAATGTTCCAATCATTGGTTGTTTATCCAATAGTTTCCCTCCCAACAAACTCTCTTCTCCCATTCTTGCAATGAAAATTTTATATTCTGGAGAATGTGATCCCACTACAATGGCGTAGTCAGTGGATTCTAAGACATATACAGGAGATTCAAATGTAAATGTTGTTGGAACATCACCAAGTTCTGATGTAAAAACGTCTACTGGATTCAATACCGCTCTAGAAAAGACTAGTCTTTTAGTAGTTGGATATCCGGTGTCTGTTTCTCTAATTTCAACAAATACGGGCAATTCTTCATCTTTCCCAAAAAAGAATATATCAACAGAAGTGATAAATGCACCACCTCGAAACGAACTTTTGGTAGAGAGACTGCCACTAGTTACAGATTTGATTTCATCCAATGGGAGTTGAAATGTTTGAGACATTGGTTGAATTGTTTTTAATCTAGTTGGTTCAGTCATCAGTTTTTTCCTTTGTAATTATTCTTATTCATTTATGTGTCCCCCGGCCGGGGGCCCGGTCCAACATTACTAGTCGCCGCCGGCGTCGGAGTCGGAGTCGGCACCCTCTGCATCGCCGTCTTCTCCCACATCATACGGGGCATATGCAGTCCGATAAATATATACCGCTGGGGGTGCTGGGGGTGGCGGTGGTGGTCTTAATGACAAAGATACATTCTGATATTGATCAAACATTCCAATAGCATAGTATATTGCAAACCCTTCTGATAAAGTTTCTATCGGAAGTGACTCAGAGGCATCATTTACCATTGCCCCTCTAGTTGAATCACTACTAAGTTTAAATTCAATTTCTCCCGTAGGAAATAATGGGTTGCCGGGAAAATTTGGGTCTGGTATAGTAAATACGCCGCTAATTCTTCCAGCTGAATCAGTTATTAATGGATTTGGTGAAATAAATCGTGATACTGGTACATTATTAAAATATGCAAACAATTTTATTCTTGGTTTAAATCCAGTTCCAGTAAATGAAACAGCTTGTGACCGACAGAATGGACGAACACCTTTAGTTGTTATTCGATAACCATTTCCTGACCTTTCGATATTTGCAATTGCTTTAGTCGCAACTTCAACTCGTTTTCTTTTTGACTCTATTGATCTTACAAACTTATTATTCTCAAAATCATCGCCGGGATCAACTTGTTCAACAACACCTATCCATTGTGATTGCCAAGAATTCCACATAGCACCCAAAACATGATCTGGAGTTGCAGCTGCAAAATCAAAATCGTGAGCAACACTTACAGTAATTGTTGGTCTAATTTCAGTTTCAAACCAATCATCACCAAAAGGAGAAAGTTCAACAACACCATTCCATACAGAATTGGCAAATGGGGAAATTGACTCAATCCTTGTCGCAACATCTTGTTTAAATAAAATTTGTTCTGTATAAGGTAAGGTTATCAAATCACCTGTCTTTTGATAACCAGCAGCAGTTCTTTCATCATCTGTTGTTACTGCTTCTATCAATTCCAAATGTTGCATTCTATGTTTTGGTCTTAGTTCATTATTTTCTGGATCAATAGAAATCTTATAATCAGGATTTCCAATATCACCAGTTCTATGACCAGCAAAATTATCAACCACAAATCCAGATTTAAATCTGTTTAATCCATTCGCATCTGTAACTTCGAGGTCTTGTGCTGATCGTTCTAACAAATTTAATGAAGTGTAATATTCAACATTTTGAACTCTTTTCTCAATTTGACCAATATCTTTCATCGTATATCTTTGATGGCGCTCTCTTCGTATTTGAACCTCTGAGGGAGCAAAAGTAAATGCTGGAACAGATATTTGAGCAATCTTCATCATACTGCTATGTGTTGCAGGTGGAACAGGGACTTCAGCTGATGCACCACGATAAATAGCTACTTTTCCTCTTTCTGATACCTCAATATTAGCAATATAAGATAAGAAGTATTCAAAATCACTTTGTACGAATGAATCTGGTTTTGGTACATCTGACATTGATGCGCCTGTTCCATCATATTGTCTATGGAAGAAATCAAACGAATTACCAGTAACCTCATCTGTGGTTGTGAGAGTCGCAGAAGTTCCAGCAATATCTTCAACTCTAGGTCTAAAATCATATGTATCTTGAAGTGGAAACGAACCTGTTGGCGCTGGCGTATCTGGGTCAATTTTTGATGCTGTATATGTTGGGATATCCTCATAAGTCATTTGATCTGCAATATCAACATAAGAATCAACCGTTATTACATCACCAGCGCCATGTTCAAGGTAATCGTAAATTACTATGACTTTACCTGTTGGAGAACTTACATTGTTTCTTCTAACAATTCTGGATATGTCATAAAAGTTATCTCTCATTCCAGTATCAAGAGTGTAGTTATTCTTAATATCAACAGAACCAATCGCTAGTGCGGTAATAGTTGAAGTTGCAGAAGACGAAAATCCTGTTATCGTATCAGCAGTACTAAATTCTGTTGTTGTTTCAAGAACATATTCTATAGGACTAGCAACATTAATAATTCGAGCCGTTGCGCCTGTAGCAGAACCTGTTATCAATTCACCTCTTGTAAAGGTGCCAGTTATCGTTCCCAAAGTCAATGATGGAATTGTTACATCTGTGCTAGTATTTTCTGAATCAAATACAGCAACCAATTTAAATACATCTGCTCTACCCAAAGAAATTGTTCTATCAGTAGGACGAGTTCCAAAAGCATCAGTATCACCGGGATTAACTGCTAATTTTTTCATTAGGTTAACAGTCTTACTTTTATGGGCCGCCGATACTCTTAATAAAGTTGCTATAAGTTTAACTTTTGTTCCTGTTGGCAAATTTGTAGCATCTAGGATTGTTATTGAACTTGTTCCCGCACCAGAAAGAGTACTAGAAATTGAAACAATATCTCCTTGAGCGCCACCACCCCCATCTGTAAGAATGGAAAGAGTATAATCCTTTTCGTTGTGAGATGCAAATGTCTCTCCACTACCAGAATTGAAAGTAACACCGGCTGAAGTAGTTGTTCCAATAAACTGTTTTCTGATTGTATATTGAGTATCAGATTCACCTTGATTTAGTGTTGTTAATAATGTTTTAATGACAGGTTTAGATAATCTATATAATAACGCATTTTTTTCTGGTGATTTTATTATAGCAGATAGAGTGTCTCGACCTTCTTGAATAATATTACCAGAACCTGTATCGTCTTCTAATTCAATAGACGAATTAAAATCATCTTCAAGATTAATTTGTGAAAAGATATTTGATGCTTGATCCAGAACAACATCAGCAGTAAAGTCTTCTCCAGATGTGGTATCATCCATAAATACTTGTCTAGTATCAGAAAATTGAAAAATATCAACTATTGAAATTGTTAAATCAACATTTCCGCTATCTTCAACAATGTCATCAGTTTCAGCTGAGTCTGAAGCAGTTATTTTTTCCCCAGCTGCAAATTCTCCTACAACATTTGTTAAAAGCACAGTTGCTGCACTGGTTCCATCACCGAAAACAAAACCTGTAGCTTTAGATGATACACCTTTAATTTGAACACCACCATCACCATGAGTAGCAATAAGAGTTGGACTTGGTGTACCACTCATTGTAAGTTTAGTGAAAGGTCTTACATCAAATAAGTATAATTTATACACAGCTTCTGTATTTGATGCAGATGCCCCAGCTGTGCCGGAACTATATTCCATGGCTCTTGCTCTTGCAACACCAATATGATTTCCAGCTGCCGAACCTCTAGTTGCGGTTTCAGTATCATACAAATCAATTTGTTTAAATGCAGTGGTTTCTCCACTTATTGGCGAAATATCTGGACTACCATATAAGCTTGTTATGTTAATAAAATTTCCTAATTCAGCAACAGTAACACCAGCATTAACGGTTTCAAAATCCCTCGCTTTAGATATAGTTTTAAAATGTGAATTAAATCGTTCAAATTCATGACCCCTCACATATGCTTTATGGGGAGAAATTTCCAATTGCAACTGATCATTTGCCGCAATAAATTGATCATCAGTTCTTTCACCAGCAAGAAATATTCCGACATTTTCGTTGATTGTAACACTTTCGTGTACCTTGAATTCAAATGGTTTAACTGTATAATCACCAGATTCATCAAAAGTTCTTCTAGCAAAAGTTTGTTCAAGTTCAGCATATTGTGTTTTATTTACTAATGTGTTAATTCTACCATCTTTAACATCCATCAATTGAACAAAATTCTTAATATCCTCTGAACTTTGTGCAGTTTCTCTTGGTACTTGCGTTAAAGATAATGTAATTTTAAATCTGTGTGCGCCTTTAGCAGCAAAGTTGTTAGAACCTGTAGAATTATCTAAAAGAGATGTATCTAATTCTGGAGTAATAATTTCTTCTTTAATATTAAAACCAACCAATGTGCTTACATCTGTAGTATAATCATTAAGAACAAAAGTTTCTGAAGAATTCTTTAAAAAGAAACCTCGAATGTAATAAACACCATCATTTATTACTACAGAAAATCCTTGTCTAGAAGCTGGACCAGTAGGCCCAGCTTTCTCTGTTTCAGACGCTGTGGTAGCCAAAGGAGAGGTGAATGCTGTAGCAGATGCAACATTAGTATCATATGATGTGGTGTGTGTTATTCCAGTGTTAGCTTTTATATTTTCACCATCAGCAAATTCAGAAGATATGTTGTCAGTACCATTATCAATATAACTAATATGAAGTAGAGGTTGATCTGTACTAGTTCCAGCAGAAAAACCAGTAACCTTTGCAGTAACACCAGTTGTTTCTCCGGTAAGAATTATCGGACTAGCAGCATTAAAATACTGAGAGGGATCAATAGTTTCTCCAGAAAATGTTGTCACTAATTTTAATGTCTGATGAGGCGCTAAACTTATCTGACCGGGAATAACCATATCACCTTCTATAAAGAGATGATCTCCAGCGCTTGATATTTGTTCTTGAAAATTAGATTGTAATTGCGACAATTCTCTGGCTTGAATAGCAAAGCCGGGTCGAAATAAAATCTTTTTAAAATTATCACCCTCATCAAAATCATCAAAATAAGGTGCAACATTTAAGTCTGTTTGTTCTGCCATTTTAAAATTCCACTATAATTTTTATATCTTCTGTTTGATCTGCGGCTCTAGATATAGGTCTTCGATTTTCTTTATAGATAATATTACCACTATCAGCTGATAATTCTGGATTAGCGTATCCATCTGCAAATGTAATGGTAGATGCGTTAGCAAGAGTAACAGCTGAATCAGCCCCAGCGTCTGGAGTTGCAACCGCACTAGATGAAGCACCAGTAACAGCATTTTCTCCACTAAAAGCAATATAAGCACCTGTTGTGGAGTTAGTTCCAAAGTCTGCATGTCTTTCCTGTTGATAATAAAGAATAGCCAAACTAGCATCGAACTCAACAACCTTACCGATTGCAAGGGTTACTGCCTGTGTTATCTTTTCATCAGGAGAGAATGTTCCACTTGGCGAACCCGCTCCACTTGTAGGAAACTTGAGTGCAAAGGTTTGTCTTGCAGTGGATGCTGTTGCGACTGTTGAAGTGCCAAAATTTGTTGGGTCTACAACTAATCCAACATTTCTAAAATCATTTCCAGCTGAAATATCATCACCTTCTGCTCCTGTAAGTGTAGTATTCGTCATTACAAAATGAGCGCCCAATTCATTTATACCATTTGTGCCATGCCCACCTTTAGGAGATATGATAACATCAAATACAGGATCAGTTGTTCCACCAATAGCAGAAGCAGAAGTTAATGCCGCATCTGAAAAAGTAAAACCAGCAGCTATATGAATTGTTCCATAGGTATAACCAGCACCATCATTAGAAATTCCAGAGGTTGTAGTTTCATTTGTTCCAAATGACTGAACCTTACCACTAGATATAACAATCCTGACAACAGCACCACTTGCCGTTCCAGCGTTGGCACCATCTCCCTGCACAGCAGCAAAATAAGTTCCATCAGTGCATCCAGCACCCAGACCTGTTACTTGGAAAGATTCGATTGCTCCATCAGTTGCAGCTGCACTAACAGTACTATCTGTTATTACTGGCATAAAATCTGTTGTTAGAAACTTGGTTGCATTAGCGGCAGTTATTGTATACATATATTTAAGAACATACCCACCACTAGTAAATAAAGATGTGCTTTCTGAAGTAGGTTCAGTTCCACTAAATGCTGATGCTGCTGTAAATTCTCCAGCCGGAATATTACTGATTACTTTATAAATTCTATTTGCAGAGGTTCTAAAATAAAATGTTGAAGTGAAAAGAGATGCTGCACCCGAATCAGCTGTATTAAGAGAACTATAATCATCCTTATACATGTCAAACGAAGTTCCATTTGACCAATCTCGTCTTGATACAACTTGAAGAACATCACCTGATGCAATTTTCTTTGCACCCAACATCTGGTCCCAAAAGTAAAATTCATCAGACACACTATCTGGAGGAGTTGGGGGGGCAGTGTCAGATGCACCAGTTCCATCATTTGTGCTAGAAAACGCTGTTGATTTTCCAATAAACAAATAATAGGCAGAAGGTGCCGCTTCAGTGAAAGATTCAACAAACTGTGAAGCATTGTGTAATTTAAATTTTTCTGTGATGATTGCTACCATT